CGTCTTCTACCCATTTGTTGTAAAGCAAAAGATTGTATTTGTTCATTATACTTGTCTGAATACAGTTTGTACATATCAGCAGGTCCTTTTAAATAAGCAAAAGACTCGACTAAAACTCCGTACAATATTAACTGTTGCTGCTGTTCAGATAGGTAAGTATTTTTAGAACTAGTAAAATGAGGGGGATATATAATATAATTTATTTGAACTGTTATCGCAGCATTTGGTGTTGGAGCAACTACAATATTTTGCTCATCCCAATTAGCGTAGTATAAAGGAGTTCCGGTAGCCCCATCGTTATTGTATTCTGATATAAAAGAAGTATCTCTTTTTTCTAAAAATTCTCTATTTCCTGATATAATAGTTTGAACAGATCTTAGAATAATTAAGTCTGCAGGCATTGTAATATATCTTTGACCAGATACAAAACTAGCTGTTGAATATTTTCTCAAGTCGTCATAGTCTACTTTACCTGCAATATCTAATTCTATGTTGCTGATAAATTGATCAATTAAAGTATCCGTTAATACATTGGAATCTACTTCTGTATAACTTCTTATTTGAGCTAAAAAATCTGTGTAACTAATTGCCATTATGAAATCTCCACTGTTATTTGCCCTATTTTAGTCCCTATTTGTCTTGCTCTATTTTGAGCAGCACCATCATCTGGAATCATTCCATTTGAATTAAAAGCAAATAATCCAGGTAAGGTTAAATCTACTGTAGTAAATCTTGCTCCTCCTGATTTAAATGTAAAATCTTGTGCTCTAGGATTCTGTAGAGCTATAGCATCTCCAACAACTCTTCTACGTCTTATCTGTGGATGTTTAGGCTCGAACTCTGAAATATGGACAAGTGCTCCCGTCCACTCTCTAACCATTTCTTTATATGGAAACGCCTGACCTGAACGGTCAGATATTGCTCATTGATCTTCTACCTTGAGCGTAAGACATTATACTCCATCTCCAAAGTAAGTCATTGGCGAAACATATAAAGAAGTTCTTTGACCATCTTCATCTAAAGCTCTAATCATTTCATCTTCATAAGTTTGTTTTAAAAGAGGCACTCTATCTGCTGCATATTGAAAAGACAGGTAATAAGCTAGCCCTGCAATCATGCACGGTAAAAATCTAAATACCGCATCTGGATTATTTGAATAAGCTCCAGCATCTTCAATTCTTTTAACTACATAAAATTTTACATAAGTATAAGTCGAAGCATCGGGTGCTTGATATAAATAAATTTTAGGAGTGGTTTGTCTATCAACATAATATTGAGAAGGTTGACCTTGATTTAGTTTATTAGGAAGAGCAGCATAATTAGATCTATCTACTTTAGTTAAAGACACATCTTGAGTATTAGCTGTATCATTTCCTCCNCCGTAGTTGAAACAAAAGCTTCTAAGACATCACTTACATCTGAATTACAAGTATATTCTGCTTGTCCTGCAACAAGAGCTATNTCATCTAATTCAACTTTCCATAAATGAACNCCTCTATTNCCCCAGTCAGAAAACAATACGTTTAAATTTCTTCTTGCTTTTCTTAAATCATTTCCAGAGTTAGGTCGTACTCCACATCTGTTAAATGCCTCATCTATAATTTCTTCTATAGTTAAATTAAAACTAGTTGTTCCTGAAGTAGCCATTATAATATATCCTTATAATAATTTAATTTAATTTTATCTAATTTAGATAATTTTGCACCATTATCTAAGTTTACGGAACCATGTAATTTTATAGCCTCAACTTTATCTGCTTTACCTAATTTTTTAGATTGTCCTTTTGTTAAATCAATAAGTTTTTTACCAGTAGCTTTAGTATATCTCTTAACCCCATATCTAATGCCAGCACTTAATAATCCACCAAGTAACATTTTTTCTTTTCTCACTACAGAATATCCTTATAATAATCCTCATATGACTTATTATTATATGTAACTCCGTCTATTTCTGAATTAATTAGAGATCCATTATAGTTCATCTCTCCACCTTGTGATTTCTTAGGTACACAATTAGGAACCTTACGCCCACCTTTGGACTTCATCCCAATCATTTCATAACCAGACCAACAAGGTCCTTTACCTTTGCTCATTTTTTTAGCCATTTTTATCTCCTATATTAGCGGCCGCTTTGAGAGTGTATAACATCTCCTTTTTGCGGTTGTACAACTTCTTTGATTGTACCACTTGAGAGCGATAAGTTCTAGACCTTAGGTTTTTGGCTATTGGGTTTGTAGATTTTACCATGAGTTTTAACCAATACCTTTTTAAATTGTGCTTTTTCTTTTTTAGTCCAACCTTTATTGCTACTACCTAAACCAGGTTCTAATTGTTTGGTCATTGACGCTCTTGTAATTGCCATATTATGTGCTCCTTTTTATGTTATTTAATAATTAATAATGTTGAACTAGATTCCTTTCCCACACTTCCCCTTACCCATGTATTAAAAGATAAACTAATTCTGTCTCTTTTTATTTTTTGAGTATCTACTCCATGACGTAATTCAGACGGAAATAAAAATAAGTTTCCTTTTCTAGTAGGCCAACTCCATCTTTCACTATTATAAATAGTGTATTCTTTGTAGTTAAAATCAAGTAGAAAATTTTTTCTATATGAATAAAAATTTAAATTAGAATCACTATCATTTAAGTGAATTACACCGCTTATCATACTATTATTATGGTTATGAGCAGGGTGTTGTTGTCCTTCTTTAGTTAAATTTGACCATGATTGTGTTATGTAAACTTCATCTACATCTTTTATTTTTAAAAACTCAAAAAAATAAGCATTGATATGTTCTTGTATCCATTTTTTTAAATTATTTAATTCCGGTAACTCTAAAATATTTTGATTTTCTGTTACATAATTATCTTGAGTAGATTTTCTTTTTAAATTTTTAATAAAATTAAATTCTGAAGTGTTTATGTTATATATTTCACTACTTATAAAAACAGGAGTATAAAATAAAGGTAAAGAAATTAATTTTTTCATTATAATTTGTAATTTATATTTATAGGTAATTCCATTTTACACTTCCTTTTACCCATGTATTAAAAGATAAACTAATTCTGTCTCTTTTTATTTTCTGATTATCTACCCCATGATTTAATTGAGATGGAAATAAAAATAAGTTTCCTTTTTTAGTGGGAGAACTCCAACAATTAGTGTTACACATATTGTATTCTTTGTAATTAAAATCAAGTAGAAAATGTTTTTTATGTGAATAAAAATTTAAATTAGCGTCATCATCATTTAAGTGAAGTACACCGCTTATTATACTGTTATCGTGAGTATGAACGGGGTGTTCTTGCCCTTTTTTAGTTAGATTTGACCATGAGGTTGTTATGTAAACTTCATCTACATCTTTTATTTTTAAAAACTCAAAAAAATACATATTAATGTATTCTTGTATCCATTTTTTTAAATTATTTAATTCCGGTAACTCTAAAATATGTAGATTTTCTGTTAAATAATTATCTTGAGTAGGTCTTCTTTTTAAATTTTTAATAAAATTTAATTCTAAAGTGCTTATGTTATATATTTCACTACTTACACAAACGGGGATATGAAATAAAGGTAAAGAAATTAATTTTTTCATTACTTTTTTATATTAAATCTACTGCCTTTCCTAAAATTGGTTTATACTTAGTTTTACCATCTTCTCTAAAGGCATGCAAGAACTGCTTCCTAGGTTTATCTTCAACATAACTACAATGACACCATCCGCTTGAAGGTTCTCCTTTTTTGTAGAACTCGAGAATCATTTGGTCATATTCAAGATTTTTATAAATCCAATCACAGAGCTCAGCATTGTCAACTCCTGGACATTCGAAATCAACGGCCTCCGCATCGCAGTGCTGACTGTTAATAGAACTTCCTATTGCAACAGATAGCTCTGGAGAACGATAGCAGCTGGTCACTGTTACAGGACCAAAATGGTCTCTTACAGGCTGTAAAATATTATCACACAATAGTTTTAACTTTGCTATTTGATCTGAGTTAGGATTATTATCTATGCCCTTACGGACAGCTGTGTCCGATTTAATTAATTCTTGAAGAGTGAAGTTACGTGATAAGTTCATTTATTGACAGGATAAACACTCATCACTGTCTTTGTCAAGATCAGCAAGTGCTTCTTGTTTACATTCATCGCTACAGAACATATCAAATTCTTCTTTAGCTTCAAACTCTTTTTCGCATTTTTTACAGTTTTTCATTAATTTAATATAAGTTTTTTAATACTTTTACTGCCGTCTATATTTGACTCAAGCTCAGCCTTGGATTTTATACATTGATAAATTATGCTATTATTTTTATTAGAACGCATAGCAACTCTTTTACCTTTAAGACAATCAGACATAGATACCTGTATCCTATGTTCTTTTATTTCTCCATTAATTATCATAAGTAAAGCTACAATTATTTCAGTCATTAGTGAGTTCCATTACCATTTGCTCTTACTTTATCTTTTAAATGCTCAATATCAGCTAATGCTTTATCTAATTGATTTTTTAAAAATTCTATATTAACTTTGTTAGTCATATTCATTTCCTGAGTTTCTTCCATCTTCTCTACAGTTTTATAAAGGTCTTCTAATAAAAAATGTTGTTCCTGGTCTACAGGGACCTGTTCAGATTTTTTAAGTAAATCATTTTGAAATAATTCTCTTGATGTTTCTAATGATGTTAGTCTAGATGTAATCTCGGTGTATGCAAACACACCCGCTACGACACCCGCGATGATCATTAACATATTCTTGACTGGCATGCTTACAGATGTATTTTCACTAATTTTCATGGTTTAGGTACCGGTAATATTATTTTTTCATCTGTTAAATATTTAGGTATTTTTAATTTCTTTTTACCGTCTATAAATTTATCACCCATTAATTTAACATCAGGATTTTCTTTTTTATAATTATTTTTAATAGAATCCCAATAACTACCTTCTTCTTTAGGATTTTCGTCTTTAATTCCTATAACATTCTTACAATAAGCTACTAATTCTGCAAAGTTAGCATTGTATTGAAGTGTTGTATCTCTATTAACTCTTGGACAGTTTTTATTTAATTCCATTTGTTGCATTAATTTCATGTTGTGAGTTTTTATTTGATTTTGCTCATCACAATGTCTTTTAGAAATACCTAAATCTTTTCTAAACCTAAGATTTAAAGAACGACTGCCATTATCATAACCCCTATCAAATGTTTGTATCTGTTGATGTTCATTTACATATTGATTCAAAGTTAATTCTACACTACCGTAACTACATTTATCACCATAATTATTTAAGTAATCATTTCTAGGGTATGCTGGTTTAGCAAATACAACCAGTAGAGTCATTAAAAAAATGATAAGAGCTGTAAATTTGTAGTTCATCAGGGCAATCTCCATTAGTTATTTAAATCCCTGTTAAGATCTTTTATATCGTACTTCATTTCTCGAACTTCATCGGCGAGCGTTCTATACAAATTCTCTGCCATCAGCCACGTTGCTTCAGCAGAAGATAGTCTTGTATTCATGTCGGTAATTTTATCTGTAGATACTTTTAAATCTCTTTCAAGATTAACAATATGTGATTCTGATTGATTGATGGTGTCTGTTAGATTAACAATATACTTAACGCCCGTAAAAGTTCCAAATAGAACTGAGGCTATTACGGGGACTAATACAAAGTTCTTTTTGAATAGTTCTGCAATATTCATTAGAACCTACTTTATAATTGCAATAATTAACACAACCGCAACAATAATTACTGCTGCTTTGTGGTCTGTCCAATAATGCATTGCTGCATCTTTAATTTTATCTTTAATTTGATTAATCATTTTTTACTCCTTTTTTACACTTACATCTTTTACCAGCTAACTTTTCAGCTATCCATTCACAGATATCATCTAATTTTCCAAAAAATTTATAACAAAATTTATCTATCATGGTTTTTAAACAAACTCCTAATACTGTTAAAAAAAATATTAAACCCATTATACCATAAAGTATAAGATCTAAAAACAGCCAGTATACTTTTTTTAACACTTCCATCTTCTTCTAGCTTGTCTTATTCTAGAATTAGGATCGTTTCTTGTTTTAGCCGATGAGTTTCTTAATTGACCTGCTGATCTTGCGCAATAAGATTTACGTCTATTTGCAGCTTTAGATCCTGCTTTAACTTTACCAGTAACTGCAGTTTTTAATTTACTTCCAGGATTAGCTTTTCTATATGCTTTAACACCTTTGGAA